CAATAAGTCACACGTTTTTGAACCCATTCGTTCATCTTTTATCGATGCCTTACGTGCTTCACCGCAGTATTTAAGCTTACGCTACGCCCTCAGGCTGTGTGTTGGTGAATCTACTCGTGACCACCGTGGCTTCTGTGATTCTGACTTCGAATCGTGTGACCCATACTCCAAGCCCGTCCCAATGGGTTTAGGATTTAGCAATTGCTCGTATTACAAACCGTGTGCACATAATATGTATACAGCTATCACTAGTAGGCTAGCGATCCCTGAACGCGTTGTTGACCCGTCTTTCTACCATCTTGGATTAGAGGATCTGTTCAACCACCCCATCATTGATCGATTGTACACGTTTGAAGAGATGATTGACAACAAGCCGCACAAGCGCAAAACCTTCTTGCTCGAAACGCGTGATAAAATGATGCATTACATAAATAAACGTAATTGGGGCCGTCGTGCTCCAGGTACAGAAAATTTTATCAAACGCGAAGCTGGTAATTTATGCAACGCTGAAGATGGTCGCCCTCGCATAATACAAGGAATTTCGGTAGCCGTACTCGATGCCATCGGTCCCCAAATCTATAGCCTCAGTAAAACCATATATTCTCGACATAGCCCTCTAGATTTTGGTGTCATCAGTTTAGCACCTGGTACGACCCCTGAAATTCGAGCTTATTGGTTTGAACGTGCTATGGAAATGGACGACTATTTTTTCTTAGACACTGACGCATCAAGTATGGATGGTTCGCACTTCAGCTTCATTGCCAAACACTACCACGAATGGCTCAAACTCACATTAGAAACCAACAATTTACTTGACAGTCACATGATTTCATACCTTGAGACTGGCTTGTATTGCATGGGCGTTGGATCAGGTGTATATATGGAATGTGAGGGTGGGCTTGCCAGTGGTGCTGTAGACACGACGTTACGTAACAGCATGGTCATGGCTCTAGTTTTTATCAATGGGGCAATCCGCGCGGGTTGCTCTATTGACGAGGTTAGACTTATGGTCGGCGGTGACGACCTCATCGCCGTCCTCCCCAACAGGGTCCGTGACAAGATCAATCCGGAATTGTTTATTGACAGTGGTTTCAAACTCGAAGTAAACATACGTGACGATCCATATGAGGCTGAATTCTTCTCTGGCACTTTTGTTCCCGTCGACCTCATTACCTTTAATCCCCACCCAGAAGTCGCTGAACATTGTTATTACGTCACTCACCAGCATATGCATAAGGTTGGCAGGTTTTTCGCCAAGTGTTTCATGCCTAACGGTGATGACAATTTTTCGTCCGCTGCGACTAATTACTATACACAACACAGCTCAAATCCTATTGGACGCGCATTCGCCG